GGATATGGGATTTCTTGGAACATCTGCAAATGTAACCGCAATGGCAAACTTAGGAACATCTACTGTTGTAGGTCATATGGCGGCACTCAACGCATCAGGTGTTATATCAAACATATCAACTGTTGCTACTGATATTTCTAATGTAAATTCTGTTGCAACGAATCTATCTAGTGTGAATGACTTTGCAGCTCGATACAGAGTAGCATCCTCCGAACCAAGCTCTTCTCTCGATGTTGGTGATTTGTTATTTGATACCACAGCTAATCAATTGAAGGTATATAAGTCAGGTGGCTGGGAAGCGGCAAGTGCATTTGGTAATTTATCATCAGATAGTACACCAGAATTAGGTGGTAACTTAGATGTAGTTACGCATAGTATTGTATCATCAAGTGATAGAAACATAGCCATAACACCAAATGGTGCTGGTGTTGTTAGAATAGATGGTAATGTAGATATATCAACTGGTGCAATAGATTTGAAGAATGGTGGCACGCAATCTTATATTCGGTTCTACTGCGAAAGTTCTAATGCTCATTACGCACAACTTCAAGCACCAGCTCACTCTGCATTTAGTGGTAACATTACTCTTACAATGCCAGCAACTACTGGTACAATAGCTCTTACTTCTCAAATACCAACATCAGGAATATCAAATGGTAATGTTGCTACGTTTACATCTGGTGTAGCTGATGATGATTTCTTGAGAGTAAGTGGTACTTCTATCGAGGGTAGAAGTGCGTCAGAATTATTAAGTGATATTGGTGCAACTACCGAAGCAACTGCTGAAGCGAATAGTGTTGCATTGGCTATAGCTTTGGGATAAAGGAGAAATAATATGGCAAATACATTTAAGGTAGTTAGTCACGATGTCATGCCAGCATCTGCTGGTACGCCAGAGGACTTGTATACTACACCTGGAAGTACAACAACTGTAGTTATTGGTTTGATGCTAGCCAATGTTCATACTGCACAAGTAACGGCATCAGTAAAATTAACGTCAACAACATCTGGTGGTGGTCGAACAGCAACCAACACAACAACATTTTTAGCCAAAGATGTTCCTATTGCTGTAGGACAGAGCAAGAATATGTTAGCTGGTGGTAAGGTTGTTTTAGAAACTGGCGATGGAATAGAGATAGATTGTTCGGTCGCTGACAAAGTATCGGTCACTATGTCGATAATGGAGATAACCTAATGTCTGAATATGATTTAGGAAAACAAGCGGATGGCACTAGCTATGAGCCAGTTATTCGCCAAGTAGAAAACACAATAAATAATTCATTTACAATAGACGCAACGAATAATGCTGTTGTTGCTGGGCCGATAACGATTGGCAGTACTGCAACAGTAACTGTGTCAGGGATATTGGTGGTAGTATGAGCAAAATAGAAGTAGATGAAATAGTCAATCAAACTGGCGATAATGATAGTGGGTTAAATTTAACAACAAATGATGAAGTTAAGGTAAAAATTGCTGGTTCAGATGTTATGACGATAAAAGAAACGGCATCTCATGGTACTGCATTAGGAATAGGAACTTCTGCACCTTTACGTCAACTTCACATAGAAAACACAAGTGCTAATTCAGAGATTGCATTTACGGCAGGAACAAGTGGTCAATCTTCTATACTTTTTGGTGATGGTCAAACTGGAACAGATGTTTACAGAGGATATGTTCAATATAATCACTCTAGTGACACTCTTATACTTGCAACTTCAGCAACATCTCGTTTGACTATAGATGACGCAGGAAGATTTAGAGTTCCTAATGTTTACAGTTCTACTACTGGTAGTGGTGCAAACGTAAATGTAGCAAGTGATGGTAGAATGGAGAGGTCAACCTCATCTCGTAAATATAAAAATACTATAAATGATGCCACACATGGACTAGATGATTTACTAAAACTAAGGTCAGTAACTTACAAAGGTAATAATGATGGCGATATTATTTTTGGTGGTCTTATAGCAGAAGAAGTGCATGATGCAGGGCTAACAGAATTTGTTCAATACGATGATGATGGTGAACCAGATGCACTTGCTTATGGCAACATGGTATCTCTTTGCATCAAAGCAATACAACAATTATCAGCTAAAGTAAAAACACTTGAAGCTAAAGTAACAGCATTGGAGGGCAAATAATGACCTCAACATTAAAAACCGACAAAATCGAAGGAGTGACCGCAAGCGGTACTGTGCAGATGCCAGCTGGTCATGTAATTCAAACAGTTCAAGCACTTAAGACAGATGTTTTCTCAACATCATCAACCTCTTTTGTTGACGTAACAGGATTATCTGTAGACATAACACCTAAATTTTCCACAAGTAAAATACTTGTTACATATCATGTGGCTGTTGGACGTAGTGCTGGGTCTCAATGTACTATTCAATTAGTAAGACAGGTTAGTTCATCAGACACTATTATTAATCCAGTAGCATACAATCAAGGAACAACTATGACATTTACTGGCAGTAGTGATTACGGTTGGGATAGAGAACTTCAATCTTATCAGTTTCTTGATTCACCCTCAACTACATCACAGGTCAATTATAGATTAAGAACTTACTTTTATAATGCTAGTTATGTTATGTATGTAAATCGTTGTCACAATAGTTCAGATGCTACTGGTTCGTCTACTTTAACAGTACAGGAGATTGCCCAATGAGTACACTCAAAGTCGATACAATACAGGGTAAAACAACGGCTGGAACGGTGGCTATGCCAGCTGGTTACATCGTACAAACACAATCATCTGTTATTACAGCTACAACAGCACACACAACAACAACCTATACAGATAGTATAAGTGCTACTATTACGCCAAAGGTTTCTACCAGTAAAATAATGGTGTGGGCAACTACTTCTATGGTCTGTGAGGAAACAAATACTACTTATGTATGGTTTGCATCAAGATTAGTAAGGGTTGTTGGAGGAACAACAACAGCAATATTTAATGACCACACAGCATCTAATTCTTTGATGCATGGAATGGGATTTCATGTTGGCTCAAATCACAATATGGAAGTAGGAACTTATGACACTTTGCAATTTCTTGATAGCCCATCAACAACGAGTGAAATTACATATAAAGTACAAACAGCGGCAAGAACTGGCAATTCATTATCTATAAATGCAAGAAGCACAAGTTCAACAATCACAATGATGGAGATAGCACAATGACAACAATATCACAAGCAATATCAAGTTTAGGGATTACAGAATGGGTACTCAGAGGTGAGCCTACAACTGAAGCAGAGTTTAACGCTATGTTTCGAAAAGTAACTGGAGCAGATGCAAATGGTTCAGCCATCGAAAGTGCAGACCCAAAGGACTTTGGAACTACATGGAAAGCGGTTTCTGATAAAAAGACAGAGCTTATCAATGCAGAGCCTATGCGATTGCTTAGAGTTGAAAGAGATAGATTGCTTGCTGAGACAGACTGGATGGCAAACAGTGATGTAACTCTTGCCGATAACTGGAAGACCTATAGACAACAGCTTAGAGATTTACCAGCTAGTGCATCACCAAAGCTATCAGCCGATGGGTCGCTAGATATGTCTTCTGTTACTTTTCCTACTAAGCCGAGTTAAGATGTATGCTCGACCCATTAACAATTAGTGCGGCTGTTGCCACAGCAAACACAGCTTTTAATGGGTTAAAAAGAGCTTTCCAAGTTGGCAAAGATATCCAGAGTATGGGTAATGACTTATCCAAATGGATGAGTGCCGCATCAGATATCGAGAACGCACAGAAAAGAGCTAAGAATCCCTCTTTCATTACTAAACTTACACGCAGAGGTAGTATCGAACAAGAAGCTGTTGAAGCTTTGACTGCTAAGAAACAGCTTGAAGAACAGCGATATGAACTCCAACAGTTTATTAAGTTTAGACATGGTGTTAATGCATGGAACGAACTTCTTAAAATGGAAGGGGATATACGCAAGCGTAGGCAGAAAGAGATATATGACAGACAAATATTTAAACAGAAGGTAATTACTATTGTTGCATTGTTTATTGTTTTATCTGTTGGCATAACTATACTAGGATTATTCGTATACGGATTGGTACAACTCGATAGAGGTAACATAGGCTGATGACTCCAGAAACATTAGACAAGTGGCGAATCCTCCCACGCTTGATGATGCTAGCTATGACCTGTGTTTACATTAGGTGTATCGAGTGGGCGTTAAGTCAGCCTGACCTTACCACTCAACAGGCTGGCTTAGTGTCCGTTGTAACAGGAGCTATGACTGGTGCTTTTGCTATTTGGCTGGGGAAGGAGACCAACAATGAAGTACGCTAAGTTAACC